ACAGAAGGATAATAAGAAAAACAATTCCAAAGTTGTAGTTCATCAAGTCTGCGAGACGGAACAGCTTTCGGTTGAAAGCCACGTTGAATAAAAGCCGTAATTGGTAAACGATAAAAGATTGCACCGTTTTCCATAATTGCATGAAATAAGATTGATTTGCCTGTAATAGACGACATACCGAAGATAATACAATCTTCAACTTCGCCATGATGTTTTCTAAGATCATAAAGATACTCTCTTCTGATTTGTGCATATTCTACTGGAATGTTTGCGTTTAGATAAGCCATAATTAATCATTTATTGTTCCCCAATTTTTTCCTGATTCATAATCAACTTTGTTTGGGATTTCTAACTTAACAGCATTTTCCATAATCTCAACAATTTTTTTTGCTTGCTCTGGAGATTCTACAGAAATATCTAATTCATCATGTATTTGTATATGCGCTACAATGCCTTCCTTGTATAAATCTAACATAGATTTTTTTGTCATGTCAGCAGCTGATCCTTGTATTAATTTATTTAATGCTTTGTAAGTGTAAGCACGCTTGATACCTGGTCCATGTTCTTGGACAGCTTGTTCAAAAGGTAATGCTTTGTGCATACCAAATTGATTAGGTTCCCATAAATGAAACCTACATAATCTACCAAGTAAAGTTCTTATCTGTCCACGTTGTTGTGCTCTATTAGATACAGATCTCATTAGAGATTTTACAAATGGAACTCTTTGGTGATAAATATTAAAAAGTTCTTCAGCTTTATCTTTGCTAACACCTAACTCTGCTTGTAGTTTTGCTTTACCCATACCATAAAATAATCCAAGATTAATTGTTTTTGCAGCTGTTCTTGGTATATCTGCCATCTTAGCTACAATAGTATGAAAATCTGCATCACCCTCATCATAAGCTTCTTTAACACCAAACACACTTGTGTCTTGATCTAGGGATGCATAATGAACTACAAGTCTTGGTTCTTGTTGACTGTAATCAAAGCATCCCCACTCGCAACCTGACTCTGGCACAAAAAGGGATCTTATTAATGGACCAAGGTCTTTGTTACGAGCAGGAATTTGTTGTAAATTAGGGTTAGAATAAGAAAATCTACCAGTGACTGTACCGCCTTGGTCAGATCTTATCTGATTAATATCAGCATGTATTCTACCCTTATGTTCATATTTTATTATCGTGTCTATAAAAGTTGTATGTGCCTTGTTTATTTCTCTAGCTTTTGCTATCTTATTAACCAAAGGATGCTTATGATTAGAAAGAAAGTTTTTAGTAAATGATGGGGCTTGTGTTTTCTCAGTTCTTTCGTAAGGTAGTTTTAGTTTGTCAAAAACTTTGGCAATACTTCGTGCAGCCCATATTTGACATTCTTCTCCTGTCTCTTTTGTTACTTCTTGTAATAATTTTTTTTCTTGTTTACTTAATTGTTGTTTTAATTTATGAGCGGCTTCGGTATCAACCCTCACACCTTTAAATCTCATATCAACTAAACATGGAAATAAATCTGTTTCTAAATTAAATATAGAATTTAAATCTTGACCACTTATTTCTTTTTGCATAACTTTCCACAAAGCTAAAGTAAGTTCAGCATCTCTTTGTGCATAATTACCTACATATAATGCGGGTAGTTTCCACATATCTGCTTTAGGATCTACACCCCACTCTTTTGCTGCGTTATTTAATTCTGTTTCATTTTTACCTTGGCCAACATAATCCCAACCTAAACTATTTAAATCAAATCTATATCTATTCTCATTAACCAATGACGCTGCAATCATGGTGTCATATATTCTACCATTAATTTTAAACCCCATTGCTCTAATCCAACACACATCGTACATTGCATTATGGAATATTTTATCAGCTGTTGATTCACAAACATCTTTGAACCATTTCATAACTAAATCTTTATCTAAATTACCACCACCTTCATGATCAAATGGAAAATATCCTGCATAACCATCTGTGGCCACAGCTATACCTACAACTTTACCTCTACCTACAATAGAACCTGTTCCTAATTTTTTTAATTCTGGATCATGTGTTTCTAAGTCAATAGCGATTTCATTTGCATGGCGTAAATCTGGAAACTCTGTAGGTTTAACCCACTCTGTTTGTGCTTTAAAAATCATTTATAATCTCTCTCTTTAATCATTTCTAGATAATGTATTGCCTTATCGATGTCTTGTTCTTTCCCCTTAGCAGCGTGCCTACATATGTACTTTATAGCCGATCCTTCCGCAAAGGGCAACCTGTTCTTATTTATAAACTCGCTCGGCTGCATGACCATCGATTTATAATGTGATCCTCCAATTTGTTTTTTGTATGCTGTCATATTATGAACTCCTTTCGTTTGTTGTTACATTTTATTAAATATAAATTTTGTATCGTTCTTGTTACACCTACATACCAAACACGATACTCTTCATCTTGTTTGTAGACAGATTTTTTAGATGCCTTTATAGTGTTTATAGTTTGATTTAAAAATAAAACTACATTAGTAGCTTCACCTCCCTTTGCACTATGAATTGTTGATACAGTTATTCTAGGATCTTTATCTATCTTTTCTCCATTAGATAACATTACCCTTAAATAATCTATTTTTGCAGACGCAACATTCGTAAAGGCATCGTACCATTCCAAATCTAAATTAGGTTTACCTTTAATTTTTTCTAATAATCTTTGTTCTTGTATTTCAGGTATGGTTTCACCTTTTCTCATTTTGTCCCAATTTAATCTATCTTCATATAAATTTTTTGCTATGCTATTGCCATCGACTGTTTTAAAAAATAACCCTTTGTTTTTTAGAATAGAGGATATGGGTTTTAATAAAGGATTTGTTCTAGCTAGTATTAACCAAGTTCCTTTAATCATATTAATATCGCATAAATTAATAACTTCAAATATTTCTCCTTTCTCTTTTTTAGGTTTGTATGTTTTTTCTAATCTATTATCTTGCACTCTGTTTATTATAGACAGAGCTTTCTGTTGTATTTGACTAGGAACTCTTTCTGATTGTTGTAAGGGTATTTCATTTGCCTCCCAATCTATAAAAGAATCTACATCAGCTCCTGCCCAACCAAAGATTGCTTGGTCATCATCTCCTGCAATCCATATGTCTGCATTGTTTTCTTCCTCTATTTTTTTTAATACATCCCATTGAATTATAGATAAGTCTTGAGCTTCATCTACAAAAACAACATCTAACTTATTACTAATACTTCCTTTTTCTAAAAATTTATCTAACATATCTGTAAAATCTATTAGACCATATGTTTTTTTATAATTTTTAATCTCTATATCTATTGCCTCTAATTTATCTCTTTCGACTTTACTAAGATGTTCATTTAAATCTAATTGTTCTAAAGAACTTATTCTCTTTACTCTAGCTAGGTTAATTAAATTAAGATACTCACTATTAGATGAGAATATACCGTTGAATGTGTTTGTTTCATATGATGCATAATTTATTTGTATACCACATGTTTCTCCAATGGTTTTGTAATTAAGTTCATTCATAACGTTTTCTTCCTTAAGACCTAAGTTATTAAAAGCTAATGAATGTAATGTTCTAAAATATTCTATATCTTTCTTTTCTAAATTTGGTTTTTGTTTTAAAAATCTATCTCTAGCCTCTTCTGCTGCTCTACGAGTAAAAGCAAAATAACCAATACGATTTAATGGTACACCTTTTTTCAAATACTTCTCTACTTGATTTAAAAGTTTTCTTGTTTTTCCTGTGCCTGGTGGTCCTATAACTTTGTATCTCATTAATAGTTAGACTCCTTTCTTTCAACAGGTTTATATTCTATCTTATCAATGTGTAATTGTTTTAGTTTACAAACTTTCTCTACCTTACCATCTACTTTAAGAGAAAAATTAAATTCTACTTTAAATTTTTCTTTTAGTTTTTGTCCTATTTTTTCTTTTGATATCTTCCAATCATTACCAAGGTGTGTAAGAAAAGATTGATATTTAAAAAAATGAAAACCATCCTCAGTAAGACAGGAACCTAATCTAATTTGTATTCTCTCTCTTGCTTGTGGACCATTAACACAATATTGAAATAACTCTTGTGCTAGAATATCATCTGTACTTGTACCCTCTGGTGGTGTAATATTCTGACAATTTTTTCTTAGTTCATTTAATTTTGCTCTCCAATCTTTAGGTTTTAAAGGTTCAAAGTATATTCCTGTTTGTTCCCATATTAAATTTAAAACTTCTTTTTGTGTAGTCATTAATTTTAAATTAGGTATGATAACTTCTATCTTGTCATCATTAGGCATAACCACATTAAATCTATACTCTGGTTGTTCATATTTTATAATTTGAAAATCTGTAATGTCTGGAAAAACATTTATGCTATCAGACTTAACACCGAAAGGCCTTGAGTAACATATACTTCGCATACATTTGTCTTGAATAGGATCTTCATAACAAGTATGTCCTGCTGTTTCTTTATCCCATGCTTTTATTTTTTGATCTAGTTTAGATTTATCCCAAGGTGTTTCTAGATATTCGTAGTTTGCTTTTGAAACAAAGTCTGGCCATTTATCTTTGTATTTTTTTTTTGCAAAAACCATGTAATTATACATAAACCTATCTCTGCCATCATCTAGTTTAGTTCTAGAACATAGAGCTAGACATGGTGGACCATCATTAAACTCTGCATTAGTTCCTACCAATATATTTTTATGTGTATCTTCTACTAAAGAGTCTAATTTAACTTTGTCTATTTTTAATTCGTTAGTTAATTCTATAAACTGTTCTAAGGATAGTTTATTATTGTTTTTATCAACTGCATATCTATGTGTATGTCCATTATTGTAATAAGGTAGGTTTATAAAGTTACCTGGTTTTATATTTCCTTTGTCATCTTCCTTTAGTTCTTTCTGTTTCGGAAAAATTTCTGTTGTAGGCTTTAAACCTAGCGGCAGTAGAAAAGCTTTTAATGCCTCTATTAAGTCTGCGGTAGGTATTGGTTCTTTTAAAAATATATAGCAATGTAAACCACCGCTCTTTGACATAAGAGGCACTAAAGGTAGTTTATATTTTTGAAATAATGCTAAGTATTTTTCTGTATTAAAATCTGCGTAATTTTTAGGGTCTATATCAA